ATATTCTTCATCCTTAACAGAAACTTTATCCCATGTCTTTTCACCGTAAGAGCATTCAGATCTTGTTTCTCTTTTATCACATAACGGACAGTATCTTTCTTCTTCGTGCATAGTTTCCTCTGATTTGGTTCCCCAGTTTGCAGCACCAACCTTACGACACTTAACCAATGCTCCAGAAGCATATGCGCTTGGCCATACATCATATCTGGACTTTACTTTGTGGTAACATGCATCTTTTTTACCACTACCTTTGCTTGGTTTGTCCTTTACTTCTTGTAAGTCCATTTCTTCAGTTCTAACATTTGTTGGTTTTGTACCACCAGTTTTTTGTGGTTGATTTGGATCTTGAATATTTTTCCTACGTCTTGCTGCTTCTTCCTCTTTAGCACTTAAATCTCTTTTCATTTTAGAACTCCCACACTTTGGGGTGGAAGTTTGTCCAGGTTGACGAGCACATGGTTTTCCTGACCATTTGCCGCCAAGTTGAACCCATCCTTTTTTGCCGTCAGATGATTTTGATTTTCCAAACCAATCGTGAAGACCTTCATCTCCAGATTTAGTTTCCTCTTTTAACTTTGCGGGAATTGAATAAATGTCCCAACAAGTTGGTCCATATTTGCATTCACTTCTCAACTGCACTTTTTTGCACTTTGGACAATATCTCTTATCATATTCTAAATGTACAGAATGTGCATTGTGATATTGTATTGGAGAATCCATATCATCAGCACCATCATAATCTTCTTTTACATCTCTGAATTTTTTATGATGCTTTTTAGCATCTGCTTCCATTTTTTTCAAACGGGTGTAATAATCTGGAATTTCATCGAGATGTTGAAGAGCAATATCCATTGCAAGTTCATGATCTTTAGTATGCTCATGCTCAATAGGTTCGCCCATATCAAGTTGCTTTTGTATAAAAGAAACATCAAGACGATGCTTCTTTGCAATTTGCTCAACTGTTTTATGTGGTTTGATCTTGGGCATTATTCAACTGGTTTTGATTTAGTCTTCTCACCTTCTGCTCTCTTTTTTCTCCCCGCACAGTGAGCACGTTGAGAAAATCCTTTTGGATTTGAGCAATCAATACTCTTTTTATATTTATTACTCCAGTCTTCTTGAAACTGTTTAAACGTTTTCATTTTCAGTTTGTTGTTTTAAAAGTTTTGCTAATTCTGCAGTAGATCCGACAAAAAGTGCATTATTAACTGTTGTTGGTCCTTTTTGTTTTTCTTCTTCAATGTCTTTAAGTTTCTTTTGTAGATCCATTAATTTATCGGTTGCATCAGCGACATTTTTGATTAACTGACCTGCAACTTCATAAGCACGAGGCATCTCACTTTCCTGTGCCAATTCAAGAATTCCATTAATTGCTTCTTGACCTTTTTCTATAAGTGAATATAAATTTCCTCTTGTATAATCGTAGTCTTTTTTGATATCATCAACTGTTGATGATATTTTTTCAATTTTTTCAATTGTAGTTTCTGTTTCGATAGGAACTATTTCTCCATCTACATTGAATGTTTCATTGAGTTTGTCAAACTTTTTTGTCATTTTCATAGTCAACTAAAAGATCCACTAAATCCAAAATCATCACCATCTTCAATTAATAAGTTATCTGCGGATGTTATTGATTTTACTTGAGCTCCTGCCAGATGTGAGGTAATTGTTGTATTATCTCTACCTCTTTCTACAGTTAATACGTTGCCTGATTTTGACTGAACATAAACTTCTTCACCTTCGATATCTAGGTATGTTCCTGTTGATATTGAACTTGCATTATTTACTGTAATTAAAGTATCCGTATTAGATATATCATTCGCTAGGTTAGTAATAACTGAACCAGTATAATTTTTAATTGCTCTTGGTTCAGAAGAATAAACAACTTCTCTTGTTGGTGAAGAAGTAACATCTCCTGCAATGTATCCAATAGAAGCCTTTTTGATAATATCTTTGGAGGCAGAAGAAATTGGACCAAAAAGATAAGTTTTTACTGTAAATCTTAAAGTATAAATTAATACTCTTCGAGTTGTAAAATCTCCCTCATAATCATCCTGCATTGTTATATTTTCAAGAACAACAGGGATATCTCTTTTTTCACTAATAGTATCAACCAAGTCAACAGTCATAGTGTATGCTGGTTGAAAGTATGGGATAATTTGCTCAATAATTTGTAAAGCATCATCATTTAATTTTGACATAATGCTCAATTCAAATTGCATGTTATAGGGGACGGGAAGATATGATTTTTTAGTTTCTTTACCGTCCTCTGCAGATTTTGTAGTAAAATATTGAGTAGTTGTTGATTTTCTAGATGAATCATAAGTCAATCCCGTAAATTCAAAAGACATTCTTGGCAATGTAATTTGAACGGGTTTGTTTAAATTTGGTGATTGGTTAAGTCTTGCTAAAAACTTTTGTGTCGGCCCATATGCGAGCGGAACTTTCATCACATTAATCACACTATCAGCATTGTTTGTATGCTTAATTGATATATTATTAAAAAGAGAACCAAATGAAATTACAGTTCTCCTTAAAATTTCGTGATAAAAATACTCAAACATACGGTTAACTTATAATACTACTATTTAATCAATTAATAACAAATATTTATATCAAGGCATCCCGAAGGGATTTGTTTCGTCAAAATTGATAATTTGATCTGCCTCTACTTCAATTTCATCATTTGCGGCATACCCATCTCTAACAGGATATGCATCAAATGAACGTAAATAGTGGGAAGCACTTGATGCAGATCCAACAATATTTTCCCCAACTTTAAAATCGCCAGTAATATTAGAAACTTGGAGAACGTTCGTAGATGAATTCCAAGATTTTACTCTTGCAGTAACACCACTTTGTGATCCTCTTACAACTTCGTTGAATACAAAGTTGCCAGATGAAGTAAGTGCAGGATTTGCGATAGTGATAGTTGGTGGAACTGTATATCCAAGACCAGCATTTGTTATATAAATTGAAGTAATAGAACCAGCAGCAGAAACAACTGCTGTAGCAGCTGCTGATACTGTTGAAATTCCATTAAAGGTAATATTCGGTGGTGTTACATATCCGGATCCAGAATTTGTAACAGTAACAATGCCAATAATACCATTACCTATTGAGGCAATCCCTGTTGCACCTTTTCCTCCTCCGCCAATAAATCTTACTTGAGGTGCAACTGTATATCCATAACCTGCATTTGTGACAAAAACTTGTTGAACTGATTTTGCTTTTGGATTTATGTTTGTGTTACATGCAACTATGCCACCTATCATCCCAGCAATTGCAGTCGCTGTTTTTCCTCCAGCAGGCGCAGAAGAAATACCAACAGTCGGTGTACTTGTATATCCACCTCCGCGATTTGTTATCGTAATATATCTTACGCCACCATTTACAATTATAGAAGTTGCAGATGCAGTAACTCCAACTCCAACCATAGTAAGATTTACAATATTACCAACAGGAACTTTATCAGAATCTGTTGAATCATTGCCACCAATGAGTTCATCGATTTCATCAATACTGGTATCTATCAATTCATCTTCATATCTGAAGAGTTCGCATCTTAATTGGTAAGTATATAATCCTTGAAGTTGATAAAATGGTTTCTCATGCTCAACATATTTGACTTCAAATAATCTTTTACCTAAAGGAAAATAAATTAAATCACCTTCTTTTGGCCTAGATGATACTTTTATATTTGATTGGTTTTGTATTAGTGGTGAGATATAATTTTTAAATCTTTCTCTTGAAATTGTTAGGGTTATTTCATTAAGAGCCTGGATTCCAAATTTTGATAAAATGGTTGGGTTGTCGCTATATCCATCATATGTGTCAACATAAGCTTCAATTGGGTATGCGCCATTGAATTCGGATTCAATAACTTCTCTTAATACTGTTTTTTCTGTAATGAATTGTCTAGGCAAATAATGAACTTCAACACCATACATCCTCAACTGCTCATTAATCAGGTCTTGAATAAGACCCTGTTCTGCTTTAGAACCTTGAAGAAAAAATGGATTGAGCATATGATTAACCTATCATATCTAGAGGAGGAAGTTCATAAGTACTGGACATTTTTTCCATCAAAATATCAATTTCTCTTTGAGCATCGTCGTACATTTGTCTTCCATTTAACTCAACGCCACCTGGAAGTTTAACTCCAGTAAATTTCATCATATTTTGTCCCCATTGTTTCTTAATTAGAGAAGTAAGATATGGTTTTAAGAAGGAATCGTTCCACACTCTTGAATAATCATTAGGATCAAGAGTTGAATAGCAATCAATGATAAAGAACTGATCTGCTCTTACAGAACTCCAATCTATATCTAAATACAATCTATCTTGTCTTTTATTAAATCTAATTTGTTTTTGTGTATTGAGGAGAAAATCTAGATCTTCTAGGTATGTTTTAACCATTGCATAACTTAAGAGTTCAGTTGTACCCCAATAGTAGATATCATTCAAGAATAATTGATACTTTACACTAAACATATTATGCGTAATAGTATTCGCCCCATCAAAAATAAAAATCTTATTTACTCCAATAATATTTGGGGGCATTTGTAGGTAGTTGCTATTTTCGTAGAAACTAAAAGTAGTTGCCGTTCCTACTATATTTGCTGTTGCCGATGTACTTGCAATACCAACTGAACTAACTGCATTACTTGCAGTTCCTGCTCTTCCCCTATCAATATCTGCTTGAGTTACTTTATATTTGTAAAAAGTCGGGAATACACCATCAAAGTGTCTTTCTTGAAAAAACTGAACGGCATCATCTACTAGGTCTTCAATTTGCTCATCTGCAACGTTAATTTCTAAAACTGGAGCTCCAAGTTTTCTTTTGCAGTAATCAATTAATTCTTGTCTAGTAGATGGTTGTGCCATTAGATTTTAAAACCCGCAACTACTTCTTGTTGTTTAAAATATAATTTGATATAAGACTTTGCCATGTTCCTCAAAGTTTCAATATCATCTATACTATCTATATCTCTAGAAAGTTTTTCATATTCAAATAATTTAGTAATATTTTCTAAAGAGACTTTATCAGGATCCATTTGCCAAATTCCTCAACAAGTTTTTAATTTCATTCAAATCATTTTTCATATCACTAATTTCATTTTCTATATTTTTAATTTTTTGAGATTCGCTTTCCTTTAATTTTCTAGAATTAATGTAGTTGGTATACGCTTGCACATCAGTATTAATGATGGCATTTGTACTCATGTCCCGAAATAAATTCACCTCATCTTTTACTTTGATTTTTTTCATTTTAAAATCATGCAAGTGATATTACTCGGAGATCTCTCAATCTTGGTGGATAAGATTGGTTAATTGATGTTCCGATAAGTTTAATGCTAAAATATCTAAACGGTTCTAGGTTATCAACAGTAAATTCATAATCTTTGAATGTAATTTCATTACTGTCAAATCCAAGTGTATTATTTTTTGGAACAAATGTGTCAGAAGTTCCATCATTATTAGCAACATCAATAACCTGACCAGATTCTATTCTATTAGAATATCCGGGGAAAGGATAGTATATAGGTTCTTCTGAAGGGTCTTTCAGGATTGCATATAGTGCTTTCAAATCTGCATATGGATTAATATATGCAGAAACAATTATTTTGACCGAAGTTGCGGGAATTTCGAGTTGAATTGGATTTGTAGCATACATGAAAGATGATGGATCATCCTTAAGAGTAGAGACTCTAGAATCTGTTCTAAAATCAGCAATAACATTATTGACTCTGTTAGAAATACAGATCATACCTACTCGATCAAGATCAATCACTGGAGATAATCTGCTATCGGAAGTGCTTAAATTTAACCTGAGTTCCATGGATTTATTTCCTGGAATTTCGGTTAATTTCTCACTTTCATTTACTTTAGATGCAATTATTCTTGGATTGGAGAAATAATTATTTTCTTCAAGAGAAATTGGTGTAAAACCACGATCTTCGAATGATATTTCTGTTCCAGATACGCTTGTTCCACTTACAGTTCTGAGTTCTCCTGTAAGTCTTGTACGAGGATGAACAACAGTTTGTACCAATGGTCTAACAGCTTCAAATGGAATATTTTGTGTTGCTTTAATCGCAGATCCTCCAGTTGATTTAGTTGAATTCAAATACAATTTGGGGAATCCAGTTCCAGTTGTTCTATCCACACCATTAGTTTGCATATTAAGTTTAATATTATAATGATCAAGTCCAATAGATTCTTGAACCTCAGAATCTTGTAACTGGTGCGTAGTGTTGATTCTTCTTAAAGATACTCCCGACAATTCATATTTGTATACTAAAGATCCTGCTGGGTGAGTGACTTGTTTTGTTGAATCAACTCCTCTTGTAATTCCGACAAGAGTGTTATTAAGAACACCTTGATAAGAGATAATTTCATTTTCAATTAAGGCATATCCAAGATTAGTTGTTCCAATACCAACACCTTCAAAAGTTGCAAATGATGTGCTAAATCCTGGAGATAATAGGATGCTTTCTGTAGATGTTGATGAATATTCGTTAGTAAGTGTTGCTGGAGCAATATCTGATGTGGCGTTGTAAATTTTTACTGTATTTGTCTCAGAGTGCATTCCATGATTTCTGTGGTTCACTTTAATATGAACTCCATCAGATTCTACAATTGGGGAAGAAACTATGAAAACTCCACCACCATTAATTGGCGTAACTCCTATGCCCGATTTACTCAAATAGTATAAAGTATTTCCAACGCCAACAGAAAAATCTCCCTGTACATTATCTAGTACTAACTCATTTGTTCCACCAATTCCTACTACAGAAAGTCTTAAGTTCCTTCCGAGAGAAGTAATTCCAATTTGAGATACTGTAAGAACATCACCAACAGTATATCCAGTACCACCGATAGAGATTGTAGCGGCAACAGCAACTCCATTTGTGATTGTAATGTTCGCTTTGGCATCTCTACCACTTCCTGTTACTGGAACAAGCGATACATTGTTATAAGTTAATGATCCTGTTGAAGGTGTATAACCAATTCCAGAATTGATAATCTGGAGAGTTCCTGATGCAGATCCTGCAGCACCAACTAAAGTTCCTGTTGCATTTGATCCGAATTGCGATATTAGATTACCAAATACTAAATTGGAATCTTTTACCGTCGTACCAAGGCCAACTCTAACTCTTCTTGATGTTGTTTGTAATGCATCCTTTCTTAAGGTAGCTATTTGATTGTTGTTTTCTGTTAACTCTGGACTAAAGAATGAAATAGAACCCTCATTAGTAAATCTTGCAGTATAAAGATTAAACTTAATGTCTTCGTATTGGCTTGCAGTCCACGTAGAAGCATTTTGAGACTTAAATAGTGATCCCAAGAAGGTTTGTGATGTTACAAAAATTTGTGAAGATTCTGCTCCCTGTGCAGTAGAGATATCAACCTCACCAAGTCTAGAGATCCATAAGTTATACTCTGTAGAATTTGATATCACTACAAAGCAATGTTCTTTATGGCCCTCAAGATAAACAGGTGCCTGGAAGTTTACGATTGTAGGTACAGATGCATCATCAGAAACATTTATTTGATCTGGATATAAAGTTACTGTACTGAATGGATATACTTCAGTTGTTGGTGTCCCAAGAGACATTGGGCGAAGTTGTATAGTAACTGGAAGTGTGTCATCTTTTGATTGGAAGAATAACTCAATACTTGTTACGTATCTTCCTGTAGAATCTAACTCTGACCCAATAGCAAATGACTGCGCAAGAGGATCATATCTCCAATACCATTCTGCACTTCCATATGCCCAGTTACCTGGTCCTGGATTTGGTGGTGGTGGGGGTGGGAATGGATCCCAAGATGGTGGTGGTGGACTCCAAGTTGGTGGTGGTGGAGCAGGAGGTGGAGGAAGAGCGATAGTAGTTGTTTGTGTTTCTGTTATAGATTTTGTAGCAGAAATTGAAGCATTTTGTATTTCTGTATTTCTTACAGACAAAACAGTTTCTTGGTTCTGTGATATTAAACCATCTGCATAATAATTTGCTTCAGCTGAAGATGTAAGTGCTCCGGGTAAAGGAGAATTTAATCTATCGCTGGATAGTCTGAGAGTTTTTGTTCCTGTTCTAAAACTTGGATTTGTTGGTTTATTTGGATTTGGAATGAAGAAAGATCCAAGCACAACACCAGATCTATCTGTTATTAGTCGGATATCCTTAACTCTTGCTCTAGCACCACTTGAGTTTCCGACTAAAATCATACCAACACTAATATAACCAGTAAAATCAAAACTACAAAGTTGACTTAAACTTACCGTATCAATATTCAACACAGTTGAATTTGGAGAATATGTATTTGGTAAGTCCTCATCTTGATTGTATGGATTTTTTACAAAAACATCAACTGGGCTATTATATGGACCATATCTATGATTAGCGGATGCACATCTTACTTTTATTGATGGTGAGGATGACTGACTTACACTTGCAACAGTTTCTCCAACACTAAAAGTACCTTCCAACATTTCAACTTCAATAAGTTTGGGAATGATATATGCATTTACATCTTGCCCATCAAAGAAAGCATAAACTCTAGAAAATGGTCTTAACTTTTTGGCATTAAATTCAATATTTCTAGATCTAATGTATGGAGAAACGTCAATGTTAACAACACGATTTCCTAAAGAAATGTTATTGGTTGTCGTAAGAACTCTGTTAGAAGAACCTGTTCTTGCCGCTGTTCCTGTGTTTATAGTTGTTGTGGTTTGTGTATTTCCTGATGTTGTAGTCGTTGTTGTAGATCCAGTCCAATTATTTTCCCAAGCATTCCAGATAACAGGACTCCATCCTGATTGTTGATCAAAATCTTCTTCTTCAAACTGAAGATTTGTTACAGTCAGTTCACCACCAACTCCTTCAACATTTAAGTTTTCCAGTTTAACCTGGTCTACCCAAATATCAGATGATGGACTCAATTCAATTATTCCAGTATATGAAGTAACCAAATATGGTGTAACATTTTCAATTCTTGTTGCATAAGGTTGACTAATCTCTCTATACAAATTATAGTCTAGAGTTATTATTCCCTTTCCAGTTGAACTTGGGTTTACTCCACTTCTTCTTATATTATTTCCAATCAAATCTGTAACATACTTAATATCTGCATTTAAATCTAAACCTGTTCCAATTCCAACAAGGGATCTTGATCCAAGTAGCATATCAACTTCTGTAGTAAATGGTGAAGGTCTTAACTCACCATTTTTGATGTCAATACTATTTTTGACAGAAATTGTTTTGCGCTGATAATCTACATTAGTGAAATTATCAACAAATATTCCAGACTTAAATCTATCCAGATTATTGGCATCTTTTATTTGTAAATTTTTCGCATTATTTTCTAACAAAGAAAGACTAGTATAAAATTCCAGATTTTTAATTCTCGTCTCTAGTCTTGCAATATCATCCATTCTATATCTCTTATGATCTATTAGAGATATTCCAGCATCTCTCATATTGCATAGATATGGAGGTAAAGAAATTCTTGCAATTTCTAATGAATTTGATAATTCATCTGGAATTTGTGGAGATTCTGATGGTGTTCCTTGTTTTACAAGTATAACTGGTTTTTTGGTGGTAGTGTCTGAGATTTTAGATTTATTTGTCTCGGATGATAAGTAAATCCTATCAATTCTTCCGAGATAGAAAGAATAATCGCAAACAATTGCTTCATCCGAAGCTAAAATGTTTAATGAAGAATTCTGGTTCTCATCAAAAGATCTACCAAAAAATTCAAATGGAGAGTATTGGGAAGAATCTGAATTAAATTGATCAACAATTGGTCTTGTATCAATAATATCAGATACTCTAAATCCATCTACTGAGGGTAAATCGCAGTAATCAAATTGATTGTAGGAATCGACGGTGGTAATATCTCCAGTATCTGATGTTGGAATATATGCAGACTCATAATATACTTTTATTTTTTTAGTTGGTGCAAGATAATTTGGTTTTCTAACAATTCTAGAATAATCCAAAATTGTGCTTGTCTGTCCAAGATTTAATGTGAAATTATTTTTGATATCATTTGAACCCAGAATAAAACTGTTTACTACAGCAGATACTCCAGATTCTTTAAAGAGAATACTTTCTCCTTCTGTAAAGGGTATTCCGTTTAAAACTGTATATGATATGGTAAGTGAGGTTGGTTTTTCTAGACAAATTGCAACACTACCACTTGTTTTTCCAATAATTTCTTCTCCAACTATTATGTCAGATACTGTTGATGAAGGAGAGGAAATATTTTGAAGTAGTAATGATGGTGGAGTTGGGTCTTGTACACCTGAAGATTCAAATATAGCATATATTTTTGTTACACCAGGCACATTTAAACAAATATCTTCATCTTGAACTCTTGTACCATATGGATAGTTTCCGTAAACTAGACCATCATTATTAGTTGTATTTCCTACACCACTATTGGTTCCAGAGTAATTGTAAATTGACTTATCAACAAGGGTTGAATTTACTCTATTTTTATTTTTAACTCTTGATTTTATATTATTTTTTTGTAATGTTGCAATCAACCTTGCAGCACCATTTCCAGTCAGTCCATTAATGGTAAGTTCCTTTCCTCCACCACTAAAAGTAAATTGATCAGCACTTAATGGTTCTGTTGTTCCATCATTTCTAATTAAAACATATCTTTCTTCATCAAAAGGTAAAAATACTTCATTCGATAAAAGTTGTGTAGAAGGGATTGTCAGTGAATTTGATGTAATTGTTGTATTAAACTGTTTTCTAACTATAAGTGTAGAATTTGTAAGATTTACCGAAGAAATATACTTTTTGGATAATGGTTGATAAAGAGTATTATCTGTAGAATTTAGAAAACTTGATTTTAATATTCTAAAATTAGATGGTGTTATACTTGTTGATGGAAGAGCACCATCACAAATGCCAGTAACAGTGGTTAATCCAGAAATCGTAATAAATCTTTCTGAAACAGATTCGACCTTTGCATAAACTGATGTGGTTAATCCTGGGCTTGAGAAAGAAACAAGATTTCCAGTAGTTACAATACCCGTAAAAGTGAATTCTGAAGAAGTAACCGTAGAAATTCCAGAAGATCTGCCGGTAATATTGACAAGTCCTACATCAACTGCAGGGTATTGTCTTGTGTCTGCAGTAAAAGTAGATGCAGTTCCAGTGAGACCATATATGGACTTTACATCACCCGTTCCGTAGGAAGTTATAGCAGTTGCAACTCTAGTATTTTCAATACCATTGAAAATGAACTTTTCTCCTTTTGCAAATGTTCCTTTTGTGTTATATGCAGTAATGATACCCGAATTTGTAGCACTAAACCTTAAGAAAGCAGTTGCTCCAGTTGCCTTTCCTTTAATGAAGGTAGGTGTAGAAAGTGTAATGGGCTCATTTAGAGAAATTTCTGTGTATGTTTGAATATCATAGAGAGAAATTTCCCATTGATTTGTGTTGGGGAGAGCAGAATCATACGCTCCAGACTCTAGAGCAAAATCATAAACCCTAGCAACACCAATTTCTTTACCAGATGAAGAATATTGATTACTTCCTAATCTACTATCTCGCAAGCTAACAGTGTATGTTGAAATTCCAATGGTCGGTGACCCATAAACTCTATTTAAAGAGTAAGTAGCTCCAGTTGAGTAGATTATACTTTGATTTGTTAGTGTTTTAGTAGTTCTTGGTTTTTCAAAATCAACCAAAGATGTTCCTAACAGTTCTAATTCATATCCTTTAACATAAGCTTTTCCAGGAGAGACCTTATAGACCCCAAGATCATCTGAAGGAGTTTGGTTTTGATAGGTTAAAGTACCCTCTTCATAAACTCCTTCATTTCCTTTCTGATCGTTTAATGAGTTTTTTATTTCAATTTTGAGTGGTTTTACATAATAATCTCCAGACTCATCATAAGTTCTTCTAGCAAACTCATCAGCTAGAATATTATATTGTGGATTTGTATTATCTTTAATTAAGTTACCACGCTCAACTCTAATAAGTTCAATAAAGTTAGCTGGATTTGGAACTTCTGGGAAAAGTAGAGGAACTTTTGTTAATACTGCATTAATTGCAAATCTATCTGCTCCAGGTGCCGCATAATTTGAAAATCCTTTTGCATTATCAACTAATAACTCATCTATATCAGAATTTACAATATTTTCTAAAATAGTAAATCCAATTCTATAAGAAGGGAAAGTATTAATTGGATCTAGTACTAGTTTTTGAGAAGGAACATTGACAAAATATCCTCTTAAAAAATAGACTCCTTCAGAAAGTATTGCAAAAGATCCTCTAGTTGTTGCACTAGATGCAATGGTTGTTGCAAATGCTTGATTTGGTTGTATTGCAGTTAATTCTGTAAATCCGGGGGAAACAATATTTTCGACTAAAATATTTTCTGCAGTAGTGAATACTTGATTTCCTTCTAAACTACTATTCAAGTAGTTTATATACAAGATTGTATTATTATTTTCTGACTCATTTTGCTTCAAAACATGCACAACTTTGGCCTTTACGCCAGAAGTTTGGCCAATAATTACTGCATTTAGTAAATTATCAATGTAAGAATCAATATTTACACCATTAAAAGTGTTTTCTAAAATTACAGCAGGAAGTGTATTATAAAATATGCCTCCAGGAATTACTACAGATCCTTCTTTAAAAACATGATTGCCAAATTGTTCAATTTGATTCTGAAGAATAGATTGTAATCCCGTTAGTTCTCTTGCTTGGACAGGATATCCTGGTTTGAATAAAACCTTATAATAATTTTTTGCTGGATCAAAATCGTCAAAGTATGGAGAGACGTTGAGGTTAGTTTCCTGTGGCATAATTCTTTAGAATTGCAAAATGACTTTGATATCTTCTTTTTGATTTGATGATCTAGTTATCGAAGGTCTGTTATCAACGTAAATAACATTTCCAGAGTACTTCTTGACTTCTGGATTTGATATACCATTTGTAAATGACTGACCCAGGTAGTATGTTCTATTATTTATTACAGTTGAGATACCTGTAAAATTTGTATCCATTGAAAGTGAATCATTAGTTCCAACAATGATCGTTGTCCCACCAGCACTTACATTAGATGAAAATCTATTCAGATTAAATCCATATGTTGGAGTCGTATTTGGTGTTCCATTTGTATTAAATCCAACAAGTGATCTATCTTGCCAGTACTTTAAAACGCCAGTGCTTTGATCATAAGATACGACTCTACCAACTGCGGTTGTTCCTGTTCCTATTGTTTGAGTAATCTTACTATCTGCAGGAAATGATGCGCTACTGTATCCAATACCAGTTAACTTTACAGCATAAACAGCACTTGCTTTATCTAAAGTCAACAAAGAAGATGAATTATAAGCCTTTGGATTTTCTACTATTCCAACTCTAGCAATTTGATTTCCTACAATAAAATCGGGATTTTCTAAATCATTTTCAATTCTTGAATAGACAATTACATTATAAGCGCCCAATTCTCTATAAATATCCGCGCCGTGCCCTCCTTGAGGGGGAATAATAACATCAAAAGAAGGAGATGTGCTCCCTGCAGGAACATTTCCAGAATTAACATCTACAGTTCCATAAGTATATCCAGAACCACCTTTTGTCACCGTGATAGAATCTACTTTAGAATCATTATTGATAGTAATTGTGCATTCTGCTCCACTTCCGTCTCCTTTGATAGGAACTTTGGTATAAGTTCTGTTCGCTGTTCCTAATCCAACTCCACGATTTTTAATAGTTATAACTTTTAATTGTCCGCTAGTTGATGCATTATTTCTAACTACCGAATTTTCTGTATTTGTTTCCCATTTTTTTGGAACAGGAATAAAATTGATAGAATCAAACTTGATAATGTCGCTAGGTTTGATCGTATAAAGATATTTCCAAATATATCCATCACCACTTGTTCCTGCAGATCTTGGTTCAAGATCAACGAAAGTTGGTTCATCTAAAGATGGTCTTCCTTCTGGATTTTCTGGAGAAGTTCCATTGTATAGGCAAATGTAAACTTTATAATCACTGTTAACTACATAATAATTCGCAGAATATAAACTTATTGCGCCGGAAGGTTTTGATGGGTTTGTTCTACTAATGTCATGACGATACATGTCATATGTTGTTCCTGTTGTCCATTGCAATTTACGAACAACCTGCTTAACATCATCTTCTCCAATTTTTTTGAGTGCAATCATTGTATCCCAATAATCACTTTCCTGATCAAAATTATCTTTTGGTGCAGGAGGAGTCACATCCCATGTTGAAGAATAATCAGTTGCATTAGGTAAACCTACAAAAGCATAATAAGAATTTGCAGAAGAAGTTGCTATTGAAACAAAATTCTTTGCATTTAAAATTCTTAACTGATCAGTTATAATTGCAGACATTTCTAGAAGTTTTTAATTATTTATGAAGCATAATTACGGTATTTCAGAGGATTATACCTTTGAATTTTTGCGGATGTTGATATTCCAACAAGACCATTATTATATGAACTAAATGATTTTGGATTACTTCTGGTTGGAATAGATATTTTACCCCAACTATATTCTCCGTAGAAATTGCTGTATCCAATACCACTTAAATTGTTGTATCCTTGGACGCTTACGGTCACCCTAGCAACATAAGTAAGACCCACACCAACAGCATGTGTTTGAGCAATAGAAACTGCAGCAACTTGATAAACATTATCTATAAATGTAGTTCCTAAACCAACAACAGATCCGCTTTGATCGATTGAGGTGACACCATTACCAACGTTTGAATTATATACCACAAAGTAATAACCAGTTTGAATTCCACTAATGCCAGTAGTTGCCAATCCAACATTATTTACTGCAGAATCTCTTAAGAAAGAATTTTGAGGAATATAGAAATCAAAGATTAATCCAGTTGAAGCAACTCCAACAGAAACAGTACTAATTCCACTAATAATACCAAAATCACCTTCATATGAAACATCATCAACTATTTCTTTTACAATTCTCGGAGAATCTATCAAAACACCTGGTGGATTTGAAGTAGTATACCCTGTTCCTGGATTTGAAATTGAAATTGTAGAAACAGTTCCTCCAATAGATACCGTTGAAGTTGCTATTGCTCTTTGAGTTGTCCCAAGGCCAACGGGATTTTCGATAATAACACTTGGATTTGTTGTGTATCCAACTCCACCGTCAGAAATTAGAATAGAAGAAATAGTTCCTGCGGTAGAAACAATAGCAGTTGCTGCTGCTGAAACTAACTGGTCTTGAGAAATAATAATTATTTTCTTTTGTGGTTTTTCTGTAGTTCCATCTTGTAAATACTCATCAGCACTATCAAAGAATGTCTTTACACTTTCCACAAAGATTGCAGTCGAAGATATTGAGACATTTTGTATAATATTTGTAAATGGGTTAATTAGTGGTTCATAAAGAATTCTATCTTTTGTAATTTCTTGGCCATTGACAATTTTATCTTCTGATTGTCTACACCAAATAACCGTTCTTAATAAAGTTTCATCTTCTGTTATACCAGGACCAGAGTAAACATTCGTTTCAACAATGTCTGTTGACACCACATCTGTAACAAGTCTTGAATTTTCTTTAAGTCTATCAATATCACTATTAATTCTTAAGGTATCTCCTTCCTTGACACTTTCCATTATGTCAACATTTAAAGTATCAATATCACCAGTTCCTTTATAGAAAAGAATTTTGGAAGAATCTCCTGATCTTGGTGCTTGGCTAAAGGTAATTACACTTCCACCATTGAAGAAATATGATTGATCTGGAACTTGAAGAACATTATTAATGAATATGAGTAAATTTGACTTTACTTCTACATTTGATCCTCTTCTAGATCTAATTGTTGTTTGCTCTCCATTTATTTTGATTGGGAAAGTAACTCTCTTTCCATCAAACAATGAATCTATAGAATCAATCACTTGCAAATCTCCAATTGACCATCCCTTAAACTCATCATCAAATGTTCTTTCGACTGTAAGTTGAAATTCGGAGAAAGATAGTGCAGTATTTGTTGGAATTCCTACTGTTCCTCCAATAGCAACCGTGAGAACTTCCTCCTGATCATAACCATAACCATTATTGTTAATCTCAAAGGAAATAACACTTGATCCTTGTCCAACAACAATATTGGCAGTTGCCTCCGTACCAACTCCACTAGAAGAAGAACTGTATATTAATGGAATATTTGAATATGATAGTGGAGCATCAAATATAACTATTGGTGGATTTGAAGTAGTATACCCTGTTCCTGGATTTGTGATTGCCACACTTACAATATGACCACCACTAATTGACGCAGTTCCAATAAATTCTATATTTGGAATACCTGTGCTAGATGTTGCAACACCAACATTGACTGTGGTTTGTATTCCCGATCTATACCCAGATCCACTATTTCCAATACTAATTGATTGAATAGTTCCCCCAGAAGATACTATAGCAGTTCCTCCAGCAGAAACTAAAGGTTGATATCCAAATCCAGAAGTAGATCCTACCGATAAAATTATTCCACCGCGAGGGACATTGCTAGAATTAATATCATAAGATGTGGATGAAATTGTTCCAGTAAATGTTATTGAACTTATTCCAGAGACTTCTAACAAATCATAATCACTAGGAACACTTATTCCTCCAAGTCTTACGGGACCTTGGAAAATATCGTTGATAAGAATTATTGCATTGCTTGTTGAAATTCCAGATATGTTGGATCCATTTGATTTTAAAGTGAAAGTCGTCGAAATTCCATTAAAATTATTTGAAATATCATCAAAGATGTAATTTTTGGAGTATGCGTCCTCAATTCCGCCAATAATTCCCGATCTTATAAAAGATCTACCACTAAAAGTTGAGTGTGTTTCAATTCCAACAAAATCTCTAGCATCTGGTGGATTTGTAGTAGATCCGATTGGAGTTGGTCCATATGGTGCAGTAATGAAATGTATATTATTGTCTACGATGTTATAATCTCCAGAAACTTTAACTATTTTGGAATTGATTGCGTGCGTAGATATTCCAGTTCCCATCCAAGCTCTTTCAACAATAACCGCATTAGTTGATCCGACTCCAACTGAATTAATTCTCATGATCTCATTATCAATCTTGATCAAATCTCCACCAAAGAATGATGTAATTCCCGAGAAAATAATTTCTTGATCTGCAACAGTAATATTTTTAGTACTATTTGTTGTAACTGAAGTAGAGACTATTGGAGATTGTATTAAATTGTCAATAGTAATCAATACTCTTGCATTTTGGTTTGTCGAAACAAATCTATGTACTGTTCCTACACCAAGATTAGTAATGTCTAATGTTTTGGGAATTGTTAAAAGAGCATCAGAAGCAGAAGCAGCAACTCTAACTTTTAGATCACTGTCTTTAACAATATA